TGTAAATAGGGGCATCGAGCCTGAAAGTCAAGTCCCAGTTGTGTGCCTTATTCCATGTCATTCCATCGCTAGATGTGCACCTATAACCATCAGCGTACACGTCGATATACGAATTCACATAAAGAACATTATCGTTAAAATTATAAACACCCTGTCCCGCTAAAACCAACCAATACTGTTGCCCTTCTTGCAGGGGTTCGTCTAAAACAATTTTCGTTCCAACCCATTGCCTGCCACTAGGCCAATTATCGCCCGTCACCACCCCATAATCAGTGCTAATTGATTCCCCAGGCACATCCTCATTGTTGCTATAAACATGGAAATGCACATCTGGAGGCGAACCTTCCTTTCCGGTTGAAGATGACATAACATAAGCCCAAACCTCTCTTGCCCCAACCAAACTACCCACTGGCTTAAACCCCTGTGCCACATATCGTTCACCACACAACTGCGCATAATAATGATATGAGGATTGTTCAATCTCCGTATGCCACTCATCTATTACATCCTCGGCCCCCAGCCACACCTGAATTCTCCTGTTCGGCTTCAATAGATTTTTCAGGGGCGACTGCTCATTGTCAACATCAAATTTCTTGTCCTCGTTATTCAAAGCCAGCGTTATTTCGTTTGAACTGATATTCCCCACAGGCAGGCTGCCTTGACTTGCTTCTCTTTCTTCCAGCAGCCGCAAGCTTACCAAGTCGCCGGTTTCGTAGACTTCCCTGATTGACGTAAAAAACTCAACTATCTTTGCACAGCGTCCGGCATGGCTCCATTTCATGATGATTAGCTCTTGTTTTGCCACGTCCAATATCTGTGAGTCAAGAGGCTTGCTCCAGTTTACCTGGTCGTTGCCGGTTACTGTTTCTGTGTGCAATAGAGTATCATCTTGAGCATACAGCTTTATTTGAAAATCAACAGGCCACTCTTCTCTTGCCGTATCACCGATTACCCTGAACTGTCGTGCTGGTCGCGGCAAATGTCTCACAGTCAATGTCGGATATGGCGGCGAAAAAGTACCCCCCGGGCCGGCGAGTTGTGCGCCCCACCAGCCGAACTGCTGCTGTGTGAGCTGGCCTGCACTCGGTGCTAAATGATACTCCCCTGTTGTCAAATCCCAGGTTCCGTCAAGGCAAGCGTATTTGCGGGTGGTCTGGTCCACGCTGTCTGCTGTCTGCTGGGGGTAGGATACATTCGCCTGTTCATTGGCCTCGATTTCCAGCGACTGATCTATAAAAGGGTCTGTATAGTCTATTGCTACACGCGCCAAAACCTGCCGCCTGTCGGCTTTCATCTTGTCTATGAAGTCTTGTGGAACTGGATACACCTATGTCACCGCCTCACTGTTCAATAAATCCTATGCTTACTTCTTCCCAATATCTGACACCGTTTTTCGTGTGCCAAAGGCTGGTTACAATGTCTCCTGCATAGCAGGTCATTGTCTTTGTCCCGCCTGCATCTGGATATTCCAAAGCAAAAAACGGCTTGTTAGCCGCTATAGTATCAATGATTTTTTTCAATTCATTATCGGGGATCATCTTCCAGACAACATCCACCCGGCGCTTTGTCGCAATCAACTCCATCATCATTTTACCGGATGCAGAGCGGTTTGACTTTGTGATATCAAACCGCCCTACTTTAAGCTCCGAAGGTGTTTTGACTGTTACTCCTGCTATTTTCAGCATAATCTACACCCCCTGCGGTTGAACTACAAGATTAAGCCCCTGACGCTGGCCCTCTCGGATTATAGCGGGTAGTTGCATCCTTGCAAGGGTAGTATTGTCTATCTTAAGCACCAGTTCCTTGTCATCCTGTTTGGCTGATGCCTGCATGATTCTTAATGCGCTCAAAAATGCTCTGTATACTGCCTGCTCTATTGTTTCAGCGGTTAATCCCGCTGCTGCAGGATTGTATTTCTTAGGCACTACAGCCTCGCCTTCGTGGAGATATGCAAGCATGTCCTGCGGGACATAGTTCGTGCCAGTTTCAAGTTTAGGAATGAGAGGAATATTAATGCTAAAAGATTTCCCGCCAATTAAAGGGACCCAATCCGGCATATCTAAACGAATTTTGTTTAAACCCTTTATCAGGGTATTTATACCGTTGATGATGCTGTTTACAACTGACTTAATTCCGGCCCAGATTCCGTCCCAAATTTCAGTTATAGAATTTTTCAGTGTTTCAAACACTTTGACTATAGGCTGTATAACATTTTCGTCAAACCATCCTGCTACCTTGTTCCAAACCTCTTTTATACCTTCCCATAACTCTTTAAAAAATTGTGCCACAGGTTGAATTATGTTTTTGTTAAACCAGGAGGCAACAACTTCCCAAGTCTTTTTTATCCATTCCCAGCAGGCAATTGCTGCAGCTTTAACTTCATCCCAATTTTTAATGAGCAGGACAACTATTGCAATCACGGCTGCAATAGCAGCAATAACCAGAGTTATCGGAGACATGAGGAAATTGAAAGCAGCACCTAAGGCAGTCGTCACCGCTGTAGCTATGCCACTGAGCGCGCTCCATGCTGTAGTAGCGACTGTTACAGCAACTTGAGCGACTTTGGCAGCAACCATAGCAGCTGTATTGGCTATCCATGCGGCAGTATTGGCCGCCAGAGAAGCTACGCCTTTTGCGAGGGAAACAATAAAGTCTTTCGCATACAAAGCGATTATGGCGATAGTTTCTGCTTTATCGACAATTTTGGCCGCTATATTGCTCCAAATCGCCGCAGTCATTGCCGTTATAGCTGCAACTACTCCTCCAGACATCTGGATGAAAGCCATCAGTTTAGTAATTTCCCATGCCGCGAAAAATGCGGCAAGTGCTATTGTTATTCCTTCTACCACAGATTTGTTTTCTGACATCCAATCTCCTATGGCTTTAAGGGCATCGCCTACTGCGTTTATGGCCACAACGAATGCCTCGCCAGTCCATGTTGCTATCGGCACAAGGAAACTATCCCACAGCCACTGTCCCAACGGTTTAAAACTCTCAAGGATAGGATTCAGCACTTTAAATACACCGGCAAGCAAATTGAAAAATGCTGGAATTGCGTCGGATATTACCCAGGAACCAAAGGGTACAAGCACCTCATCCCAGAACCATTTCAACCCTTCACCGATATTCTTAACTATCGGTTCGGCTGCTTCTTTCAACTTATTAAATCCGTCAATAGCAGGACCGAACAAGACAGCGAGCTTCTCAAGGACTTCCTGAAACCTTGAAAATGCTTCTGGCTCGCCGGTGTCCTCGAGTTCCAGCGGAGCAACAGCCGCGGTTCCAGCGGTAGGCATTCCTCCTGCAGATGTACCGCTCATTTCCTCTTGCAACTGATGTACCTCGTCAAACACCTGCAAGTTTTTATTTGCTTTTTTTGCTGCTTTCTCTGATGCGTTCCCGACCTCGTCTATAGCTGCTGCCTGCGCCTTTGTGCTGCCGACAAGGGCGTCGGTCGATTGTTTTGCCTTTTTGCCGAGGATGCCTTGCAGGTACGAATAGAACGCCGCCATGAAGTCGCGGACCTGTATTAGCATGTTGTTGAGGCCGCCAAACAGCGTTTGTGTCAGCGTGCCGACGGTCATTCTCCATATGTCCTTTATGGATGACGTCACGCCCTGCCAGGTGTCCTCCATTGATGCCATCATGCCGCCGAAGCGTTTTGTCATGCCCGCTGTTAGCATCTCAACGGCCTTGTATCCGGGTATTAGTCCTTTAGATACCATATCCATTACCTTGCCCACTTCATCCGCGGAAAAACCCATCGCCTCGGCCAGCATCTCCCACGCTGGTACACCCGCTTCGGTGAGCTGCCGCATTTCTTCGGCTGCCAGCTTGCCTTTAGCCCGTATCTGTCCTAACGCAAGGGTTATCCTGTCAATTCCAACAGCCCCTGAGTTAACAGCTGCAGCTGTATCCCCTACAGCCCTCAACGTAGGCAAAACTTCTTCTGCTGCAAAACCGTAAGCAAGCATGCGTTTTGCAGCTTCAAGCAGTTCCGGGTATTCAAAAGGCGTCCTTACTGCGAAGTCGGCCATGTCATCAAGGAACTTCTGCGCTTTTTCTGCGCTGCCAAGCATAGTTGCGAAACCAATCTGTGCCGTCTGGAGCATGGAGTTAAAACTAATAGCTGTTCCCACGGTGGATTTAAAGCCCTTTTTTAAGGCTTCAAACATGCCCACTCCGAGCGTTACAGAAAAAGCATTTTTGAATATTGAGCCAATTTTGGAACCGGCCTTGTCTGCTTGCGCTTCGGCTTGTTTTAATCCTTTTTCATATTCCTTTGGGTCAACGCCCAGCACTGCCCATATCTGGCCGACATTCATCCCTTGTCACCTGCCTTTACCACGGGCCATTGAGCCCCTTATTTTTCGCGTCTTGTATGTTCTTCTCAAAATCTGTTTTTTGTGATGTGCTCTCATATATTCCCGATTCAACTATTCTCTTGAA